CGGTGAAGCTCCGCGATGGTCTTGTTATCCACATTCCTCTCTTCCGGAAGTATTGTTTTTCGAGAAGTACTTTTTTGCTGTTTGTCAAGTTCTGCTTGACAGTTGGAGTGTCGTATGTGATGCTTGAATCAGCTCATCTACATGTTGTAGAAGGAGTCTTCGGAGTCGTCCTTAACGGGCGGCTCTAGTTTTTTTTTATTGGATTTTTGTGCTGAATCTGGAGTTATATTCCTTTTCCAGCTTGTCTATGCTCCATTGGCGGTTTACGTAGTACGCGGTTATGAGTACCCAGTAATCCCTTCGTTCTCCTAGAACAACGAGATATTGTTGGTTTGGAAGATATATCTTCACTCGATCCTTGTTCTTGTCGTTTTTTCTCCATACCCAGGGCCGCGTGCATTGGGTGTATTCGCATATTTCGCAGAACGGATGATGCTCCACTACCGGTCTGGGCCAGCTGATGCGTTCGCTGCGTTCGGCATCCGGAAGCCGTGAGCCGGAGTTGTCTTGATTGCATGTGGTCAGATGCATGAAGGCTTCCGGATAGATTCCGTCGTAGGGCATTCTTTTGTAGTGTACGGGTTTCCCGTCGTATTGGAAGGACTCTCTGAATTCGTTCTGGAATACATGGAACAGTCGTTGCTCATACTGCTCCCATGTCTCTCCGTGCTCTTGATTCCAAGGAATCAATCCGGGCAGCCAATGCGGATTCATCTCGCCCTCCATACGAAATAGTTGAACTTGGTCTCCTTCAGCAGTGTGCTCCGGTCTAGTTTGTATCCCGACCGTTGAATGATTCGTTCGATGATTCGGCGCTTCGCCATGCTCTGATGCTGTTCCGGTAGTTTTCGCTGCGAACGGCATACTGCGCCGATGAGTATGTCGGTGAGCTGCATGATCTGTACTTCGTCGGAACGTATCGGCTGGATTTTCTGGATGATTCTGTGATCGTAATCGTACATGTTGTTCGAACAGACATCCCATAATTGGCTGACTCGAAAACTCGAGTGTGTGTCTTTGATGTCGACGAACACGTTATAGCTTTGCTTTGGATCGAAGATGACCTTGAGCATCTCGAAGTACATTTTGTAATACCAGGTGTTGTGGTCCTGATTGTATTTCTCGTGGTCAAGTAGATTCTTGTCCGGGATGAGGAGCGCGCGGAACGATATGTCATCGTCATCGAAGAAGTAGTCCACGAGATCCAGATAGAGCGGCAGCATACGGTCTCGTGCCTTTGCCCATTTCACCTCATTCGTGGCGCATATGCCATGTTTCTGCTTGATTTCTTTGATTCTGACGCATATCTCTTTGCGTTTTTCTTTTGGCACGATGACGGCTCCCAGAGCCATGCTGTTCGAATCATCATGCTCAAGGTGACATGTCTCATCGCAATACAGGTTGTATTCGGTCATTCGTGTTCCTTTCAATCCATCAATCGTCCGGCGTTTCGGCTTCGAGGCGTGCGTTCGGATCCGTGTTTGCGGCCACGTCATAGTCTTCGGGGTGCGCGGCGATACGGTCGATGAGATCATCGGTGATCCGGGATTCGCGCTCGCGGGCCTCGTAGGCTCGTGCGGCATCGCTGCCCAGGGCGCGGGTGTAGATGTCGAGGCTGGTGAGCCCGAATGTGAAGGCGATGTGCTCCACGTCGGACGTGTTCAACGGCGCCTCATAGCGCATGCGTTTGTACCAGTAATTGTTGCTCAATCCGCTGGAATCGAAGAATTCATCTATCGTAATGCCGCTATTTTTCAACAGTTGCCGACATACATCGATGATTCTTTTGCTGTCTTCGGTGACTTCGTTTTTAGATCCTCGTGCCATGCCTGAAGTCTATCTAAATAAGTAGATTTTGTAAAGAACCTATATAGGTAGATACATTGAATCACCTAAATAGGTAGATTGAGAGTTGTCGCAAGGGAACGGACCAACCAGAAAGGAGCGGCAACCAATGAGCGAAACGGAAACCATCGCACGAAACCTCAGCGGCGAACTCGCACGACACCGCAAGACGCAGGCCGCACTCGCCAAGGAGCTTGGTGTGAGTGAGCAAAACATTAGTAAGCGATTGCAGGGCGAGGGTTCATTCACTACCGAACAACTCGAGAAAGCCGCCGGAATGCTCGGCATGAGCCTCTACCAGCTCATGATCAAGCTCCTCCAACCAATCGACGGCATCAAACAGATCAAGCCGTGAGCAGCGCTCGCCGACGCATGAATCGAAAGGAGACCCCGAAATGAACATCAATATTCCGGTCGAGACACCGGACGAATCCACGAACCCGATCTCCGTTGAGGAGTTCGAACGCCTGCACCCGGCGATGCTGGGCGCGATAAGAAAAGCCGTCCGCGAGGAACCAGCTCGAACGGTTATCGGAACAGTGGGCGACGACAGGAGGAGCCACCTGTCCAGCCTTGACCTGCGAGGAATCGGCATCGAGGTCGGACGGCAGTTGTCGGCCCGCGACATGACGACTGAAGTCATGGGCTCGATTCTCGAGCACATCAATCAGGCCGCGGACCGACTAAGCACGGAGATACAGGAACTCCGTTCAGAACTTATCCGAGAGCACGTCGAGACAGTAGGCGGCGGATGCCATGGAAGCATCCATCGAATCGAATCCCTTGGCGAGGAGGGAAAGCCCTTGGCACAGGGCTCTCATCCTCTCGTCGGGATCGGACGTTTCAGCGGCCTTCCCGAACACGGCGCTCGCCTTCGCGAAATCGGATCCATTGCTCATATTCTCACCTCCCTTCTTTGCGTGGGTCTGCTCATTCTCCCACTCGGCAGGAAGGGCCTCAAATGAGAGTGCTTCGAAAAAGCAAGCGGCGCTCGCCGAAGAGTGAATCGAAAGGAGAATCCGAAATGAGGAAGATGAAGAGATCCGATGTCCGCGAGTGGATTCCAGGTGAACCGCTTGAACGGGTCGACTTCGGCAATGGTTGCACGGGAATGAACAAGAGCCTTCCGAAAGAGCCGGGGAACGCTGGCGATTTCAAGCGTCTCATCTGGAAATGCCGCGCCATCGAAGCGGACGGAGGGCCATGCCTTGATGTGCTTCCATCCGAATACTGGATTGACGACGTGAAGCAGGGCGACTATTTCGATGTGGTCACCGACGAATCAAGTTACGGCCCATGCAGCTTCGGTGATGCGTGGTTTTATCTCGCTGGCGTTGATGCGGGATGGCATCTCGCCCGCAGGAAGCGTCATTCCGGTTTGTGTGCGACCTTGCGTGGCATATTCGATTCGTTGACTCATCGCCACGAGAACGCGACTGATGCAGAACCGTTGGTTACGGCCTCGAAGCCCTCTCGCGAATCTGCCGAACACTCTTCGAGCTGCGGTTCCACGCCTCCTTCTTTATCTCGGTCAGAGATACACGAATCTTATGACTGCGCGACATGTGGGACGACCGCCACTCAATCTCGAAATCATCGGGAAGTAGCAGCACCGCATTCTCGCCGGTGAAGCCGGTATGGCAGATCTGATTCGGTCTCAACCGCTTGGCCAACAGCGGCGTATAGGGGCTTGTTCCGAACGTTGCCTGAGGTGGGATTCGGACGTCATACATCGTCAGAGGTCCAACAAGCCGGAAATACACGATGCTGTTCGACGTGGAATCAAGAAAAGGCTCCAAATCGGTTTGGGACAAATCGTCCCTACGGCGAATGGAGTGGATTTGAAACTGCTGCAGAACGTTCCACGCCAAAGACGCCCCGGCGATGATGGTCGAAGCCCAGCCTGCCGGATCCTCAAGAAAACTATTCACAAACTCGATTCTAGGGAGAATCCAATGAACAATGAAATCCAGAAGTTCGATTTCAAGGGCGCCCCATTGCGTACCCTGACCGATAAGGCGGAGGAGCCCTGGTTCGTCGCCAAGGACGTATGCGACATCCTCGGGACAGATACAAGGGACTTACACAAGATTCTTGAGTCTGATGAAATCACCAATGTGGATAGTATCCACATTGCTCAGAATGGCGGTAAAGCTCCGCTCATCATCTCCGAGCCTGGTCTTTACCGTCTTGTGATGAAGTCTCGGAAGCCGGAGGCCAAGGAGTTCCAGCGTTGGGTGACGCATGAGGTGCTGCCGTCCATCCGCAAGCACGGCGGCTATATGGCCGGCCAGGAACGGATGACACCGGAACAGATGGCGTTGGCCAGCATGCGATGGCTGCAATCCAAGGTCGACGAACAAGCCAAACAGCTCAAAGCCCAGGAAGGCAAGGTCCTGTTCGCCAACGCGGTCGAAACCGCGAGGACGTCCATCCTTGTGGGCGATTTCGCGAAGATCCTGAAAAGCAACGGCATCGACATCGGCCCACGGCGCCTGTTCGCCTGGCTCCGCGAGCATGGATGGCTCATCAAGGCCAAGGGCTCCAGTTGGAACATGCCTACACAGAAGGCGATGGACCTTCACCTGTTCGAGGTCAAGGAGACGACCATCAGCCACTCGGACGGGCACACCACGATCAACAAGACGCCGAAGATGACCGGCAAGGGGCAGACGTATTTCGCCAAACTGTTCCTCGCGAAACCAACACAGGAAGCGGGTGCGTGATGAGTGAGACATGGCTGCCGGCATGCATATCGCTTACTGCTGGCTTGTTCAGTCTTTCCCTGGCTTTGCTTCGGATCCTCGTCGATCTTGATCCGATCGGTTGGATCCTGTCGTTGGGGGAGTGTCAAGAGTCCGGGAAAGCGGATGCAGTCGGGGATGTGCAAATAACCATAATCCCAGTCTCGAATGTTCGAACCGGTATCTCGTCAGAGTTGGCAAATGCCGTCTCGTTTCCGGTATCGGATGACGCGGCTGTTCCGGGAGCGACCCATGAATCGAATAGGAACGGAACACGCGGCGCATCAAATGCGTCGGCTGCTTCGTCCAATGGAGGCGTATCGCTATGACATCGGCTTTCTCATCGGCGTGCATGATGATATACGCGCGGTCGGCCGCTTTGAATTGCGCGATGCTGCTCGGAGTCATGAACTCGGTGTTGTCGCCGATGGGTCTCAGGAGCAGGAAATACGCCTTGCATCCAATCCCCTCGATTGAGACGTCGTACGCGTCGCCGTCACCGGAATTGTACACGGAGCAGACGGAATCCGGCTCGGCCTCGTCTCGAGACTCCAACCAGTCAGAAAATCCGGGCACCGTTGAGGAAATCGGTAATTCAGGATTCGTCGAGTGTTCCAGCAGGGTCCAGTCCGCCTGCGGCCTGTTATGCCATGGCCACCAAACGGTCAATCCGGCGCCAAACAGCGAGGCCGCGGCACCGGCCCATGCGGCCAATACGGATCCATCCATTGATTCTTCTCCTAACTGTTCGGCCCGCACGTCGGAAATGCGGGATGACACCGATTTTAGGAGGGGGCCGGGCGGTTCTCCTAACGCCGCCCGGCATTACACACGCAAAGGAGGCGCGTGATGGAAGACGATACGACGTTCGCTGCGCTCGCTGAGGTCCTGAAACCGATGAACACGACGAAGGACATCGCGGACCGTTGCGGCATCAAGGAGGGCACCTTGGCGTACTGGCGTGGTGCGGGAATCGGTCCGAAGTTCGTGAAGGTCGGACGGACCGTCATGTATCCGAAGGAGCCGATGATCGCCTACTTCAAGGAACACCTCTACCAGAGCACATGTGAATACGAGGGAAAGGAGTCGGCATGAAAACGATTCGCAAGGCCTGCGTGCAGGCAGTGTTCGACGAGTTCGAGACCCAGGGCGAAATAGTCCACCCATTCAAGGACGTGGATGCGGAGGCCATGAGGTCGCTCGGCCACATCGTCGGATACGTCGACCTCGACGTCACCGGTCTCGTGGACCTCATCATCGACACGATCAACAAGGAGCTGTGATGACACTCAGGAGAATCGACGCGGAAACGCTGCTGACGCCACCAGTACCGCCGAGGGGCACGGTGATCATGTTCGGTTTGACCGGCTATGCGATTCGCGTCACGGGCAAGGGCGCCAGCCTCATGGCACTCGACGTCGACGGAAGCCAGGAGCTGGCGAGCATCGGGAAAGACCAGGCAAGGAAATTCATTCAAAGCATCGGAGGCGCAAGATGACGGACAACGATTATCGCATTGAGGACAGGTTCGAAAAGGGAAGGCCGAACTACACGCTCAGGCGTTTGAAGTTCACGCTGGCCGTGGTCGGTCTGGTCGTGAGCGTGACGCTCATGCTCACCTGGCATGGCGGCGGTCTGACGGGCGCGCTTGTGGTTGAGGGCGTGTATCTGGCCACGGCCCTGTGGCTGACGGTCAGGTTCGCTCCGCGCGATGACGTGGATGGCGACGTCTGACCGTATCCGCCGGCGTACAAGGACGCGGACGGATGGCGGAGGCGTGGGGGTCCCTTCATCTCACATTGCATTTCACGCATGCACTCTCACGTCTTCCGCCGTCACGCCGTCCGCTGTGGGTTCGAATCCCGCCGCCGGCGCTTGGCCGGACCGTCAACGCCGCCCGCATCCCCGCCTCGTTCAGCTTTCTTGGTGGTGTGGGAACGATGGGCGTGCTTCTTTGCTGTCATGGCGCCCAGCGGTCCGGCTCGTATCAATCAATCTCATATCAATCAAGGTCAAGGGAGGAACCGATGAAGGAGATTCTGCCGCATTGGCATTTCAGTCCGAACGCTCCGGTCAAGGACGTCGACACGAAGAAGATGACGAGTGGTGACAGGGCGGTGGCCGGCGCGTGCCGTCGGGCGATGGAGACCGAGGCGTGGAAGGAGCTGGTGATCCTCGAATCGTTGGGCGTGCGTTTCAACGGACTGGTGGGCCGGTTCGTGTCCGAGGTCGCCATGCCGGTGTTGGAGGTGATGCCTGATGACAGTTTCCATCAGGGCGCTGCCGCGCAGTTGACGCACATGGTGAAGACCAGGGATGGTGGCGAGACCATCCGCATCATCAAGACTCTCGCCGTGAAAGGTAGGTTCTAATGGCTGGTGAGACGATCATCGCGGTGGTGGGCAATCTGACCGCGGATCCTGAGTTGAGGTCGACGAAGAACGGTCGGAGCGTGGCTGGGTTCACGATCGCGTCCACTCCTCGCACGTTCGACAGGCAGTCGAATCAGTGGGTCGATGGGGATGCGTTGTTCCTCCGCTGCACGGTGTGGGGTGATCTGGCCGAGCATTGCGCCCGTTCCCTCGCCAAGGGCATGCGTGTGATCGCGCAGGGCAGGCTTACGCAGCATTCGTGGGAGGACGAGCAGCATCAGAAGCGTTCTTCCGTGGAATTGCAGGTGGATGAGATTGGCCCTTCCTTGCGGTATGCGACGGCGCAGGCGGCCAAGGCGCAGCGGGGTACGGCTGGAGCGTATGGCAATCCGGCTTCCATGCCGGCGGGTTATACGGGCGGGGCCGCCGCTTCTGGAGCACCGTTGCCGCCGTCCGACCCGTGGGGCTCGGTTTCGGGTTCGTCGTCATCGTTCGGTGATTTCGGCAAGCCGGAATCCGAACCGGATTTCTAAGGACGAATCATGAGCATTCAAGCGTTGACATGGGTTATCTACGGTGTCGCGCCGGACATCAAGCACGCGGATTTCCGCACGCTTCTTGTGCTGGCCGACCATGCCGACCCTCAAGGCATGGGAGCGTATCCGAGCAGGAGCACGATCAGTCGGTTGACCGGATACAGCGTGCGTACGGTCTCCTACGCGTTGAAGAGTCTCGAATCCTCTGGACTGATCAGCAGGGGAGACCAGCGCATCGTGTCCGGCCTCGGCGGATACAAGCCGACCGTCTGGAACCTCAACATGAGCAGAGGTGCAAAAACTGCACCTCTCGAAAACGCCGAAACACCAGTGCAACACGACTGCACGCCAGCAGTGCAAACAGACTGCACGCCAGCAGTGCAAACAGACTGCACGCCAGCAGTGCAAACAGACTGCACACCAGCAGTGCAAGCAGGGGTGCAAAAAACACGGACAGGTGTGCAAACAGGTGTGCAACATGATTGCACAAGAACCATATCTAAGGAAGAACCATATATAGAACCTAGAGAGAGTAACGCGCGCGCGAGAAAACCAATCCCAATATCAGCCGAATGGAAACCCACCGAGGAGCACCGGGCGCTCGCCGACCGGCTCGGCATCGACTGCGACATCGAGGCCGACAAATTCCGCGACAGGGCCCTCGACTCGGGAGCCCGCTCGGCCGACTGGAACGCGAAATACCGCAACTGGCTCGTCAAGGGCAAGGAACGCGGATTCGCCACGCCAAAGGATTCCAACGTTCGCCGACGGTTCACGTGGGGCAGCGAAGAGGTGAAACGCGTAGTCGGCTCGATAGCCTGCGAGGGCACGGACACGTACATGGAGCTCGCATGCAAGGTCGCCGACCTGCTCAACCAAGGCGTGGTGGACCCGGACATGCTGCGCCGTCAGCTCGCGAACGTGCCCGGCGACGTATTAGCCGAACAATTGTTCGAACAGGAGGCGGCGGCATGAACACCATGACCATCGCACACATGGCCGGCATCCTCACCTCGGCCATCCAAGCCGCCGACCGATTGGAACTCGACGCACTCAAAGGCCCAGCGCTCGCCGATATGGACCTTGACCGTATCCGCGATATCAAACGCGACTGCTCGACCTGCATCAACCTGCTCGAACAAATCGGAAGGGAGCGACGATGAGCGACCGGCAATTCCAGGAATCGAAACGCATCGCGCTCGTACGTCAGGGCTGGCATTGCCTTCGCTGCGGACGCAACCTGTACGACCCGAGCGTCTGGCCGGGCAGGAGCGGCCACCACCGGCAGCTGCGCCGTCGAGCCGATCCCGCTGTGCGTGACCTGCCGTGCAACATCGTCGAACTGTGCGGGTCCGGCACGACCGGCTGCCATGGTTGGGCGCACGCGCATCCGGCCGAGGCAGAACGGTTCGGCTACATCATCCCGAGCTGGCGCGATCCGCTCAACGCGCCGATCCGCGACTGGAACGGCGACTGGTGGTGGCTGTTGGATGACGGCACCGCGACCCGTCTGACAGCCATGGAGGTCGCCACACTCGACATCGACAGGAGGGAAGCGGAATGACCATTGACAAGCCCGACATGCTGCTATGGATGGACGTGGAGACCACGGGTCTCGACCCGGACCATGACAGGATCCTCGAGGTGGAAATGCGTTGCACCGACATGAGAGGCGTGCGGTGCGTCGGAGGTTTCCGCCGCGTCATCGGACTGAAAGGCCGCAAGGCATCCGTTACGGACGGGAACCTCGAGGCGTGGCGCATGCACTGCGCCAACGGACTGCTCGAAGACGCTCTCGACGCCGGATATACGGAAGCGGCGACGGCGAACGCGCTCGAGGAATACGTCGGCAGCCTCGCGCAATCGTTCACCCTCCATCCGGCCGGCAGCAACCCGCAGTTCGACCTCGACTTCATCGGCCGACTCTGCCCGAACCTCCCGCTGCACTACCACCGCATCGACATGGCCACCATCCGCGACAGTCTCGAAGCCGCCGGCTGGGATGTGAAACCGGAAGAGGAGACGCCTGCGGCCAGCGCCCACCGCACCGGCACATGCCTCGACCGCGACATCCGTCAATACGCGCGCATCATCCGCCACCTCTCCGATCATCCGGTCCGATACGTCGCCACGGAAGCAGCAAGGTGATGGACATCGCAGCAGTGATCCTCCTGTGCGCCGCCATCCTGATCGGCTGGATGGCCAACAGGCCATGAACCGTACCAACTATGAAAGGAACCTCGGAATGAAACAGACCATCAACCGCATCTCCAACCGCGTCGGCGACTGGTTCGCCCCGCTGTTCGCCCTCACCGCGCTGCTGCTCGTGCCGCACGCCATCATCCGGCCGGTCATCGGCATCGGCCTCCACCACTGGATCCCCATCCAATGGCTCGCCCTGCACGCCATGCTCATCATCCTCACCCTATGCGTCGCGCTCGCCGCCTACATCATTGCGGACCTCACCGCGCCGGAACCGCCGGAAACATACTGAAAGGAGCCATCATGGCAGACCAGGAGACCATTCCGATCGGTCTGGAGACGCAGAACAAGGTGGCCGAGGCCATCTATCTGCGCTGGTATAGCAACGGCCGCCGCCATCCACGCCCATGGAACGAGATGCCCATGGAGGACAAAGAGCCATGGAGACGCGTGGCCAAGGACGCCATCAGAACGTTCTTCGCCTCTCCCGAGTTCCAGACGCTGCTCGACGACGTGTACGACGAAGGCTACGAGGCGGCCGAAAAGGACGCCCAAGGCGAAAACGAAGGCGAGGAGCCGCGGTGAGCGTCAACGTCCCGCTGCATCGCTTACACCGACGGCGATGTCGTGATCGACGGGCGTCTCGAACTCTTCCGCCGTCCGGACGGCACCGCCAGCCTCCGCTTCCAGGGCATCGAAAACGACATCATCTCCCACGATCCGAACACATGTTCCAACAGCATGGGCGACGGCATCAGAAGCCTCGCCATCTACGGAAAGGAATGAAACCAATGAGAAACACCATATGCGCCGCCCTCACCGCCACCACACTCGCCCTCTGCACCGCGCTCGCGGGCTGCGGGAGCGCGGCCAAACCATCGACCACGGCGCACGCCGCCGACACGGGCGTCATATGCTCCGCCTCGCAAAGCGGCATCAGGGTCTGCACCGTCACATTATCCGACACACGGCAGGTCGACTGCGTCATCACGGCCGGCACCTACGGCAAAAGCGGAGTCACATGCGACTGGAGCCATGTGAGCGGCGCGGACAAGGAACCACGATGAAAATCAGAATCCAGGACGGCGCCATATACATCGCGCCGGAAGACGACGAGGAATGCCAAATGGTCGAAATCACCATCAACACCCTGCTCAGATGTGTGGCGGAACACGACAAGGAAAAGAGACAGCAATGAGCAACACGGACGCAGACACCGCCATCAGCGCGCTCGACAAACTCATCGACCAGGAACTCGCGGCAGTGCGCGCCGCATCCCGCGACGGAAACCGGACGCTCTATGAGAGTTCGTCGATCCGGTATCACGCCTACCTCACCGCCAAGGATGAGATCACAAAGGCGCTCGCCGATGCCGTGGAGGAAAGGGATGCGGAGAATCCGCTCCTGGCGCAGCGTGACGAATTGGTCACACAGGACATGCATACCTGCGATTTGTGTGGCAGGCGGTGCTCGAGCCCCGTCTATGCCGTGCATCTTGCCTATATGGATCAGGCAAAGACCGCCTCGGAGGTGTGTGCCGACTGCATGTGGCGGTTGAAGTTCAGCCCGGTCCGGACCATCTCGCTGGATGCCTACCGTCTTTTCGAGCAGTGGCGCCTGTCCCCATCGGAGGCCGACGAATGAAAGACCGGACTCCGCATCTGTGCCGGAACGCTCTCGGCACAGCCATCTGCGCCAGCAATGGCATCGGACCATCCCAGGATGCCGACCGGCGTATAGAGCATTGCGTCATCTGCGGCAGGTGGTGGAAGATCCACGCCGTCTCGCCGTACCTGACCATCTGGACCGAAGTGCCAGCCTGGATGATCTGGCTGTTCTGGCACAGAATCTGGAAGACCGACCATAAATCATCCCACGGAAAGGAACCGGAACAATGAGCGAGGAAACACTCGACCCGCCACTGCCGCCGATCGACGCGCGCACCGAAGCCGTCGCCGAACGCCTGTTCGGACTCAAATGGGCGCTCCGCAAGGACTCCACCGAAATCATCCACGAGGAATGGCAGACCGCACCCGAATGGATCCACGACGGATACCTGCGCCAAGCCATCGAAGTGCTCGCCGCCGCCGACCAAGCGGAACCCGCGAGCGCCAAGGCCTCCGGCTACCAGGACCGCATGCGTGTCGAGTACCGGGAGTTGACCGCTCGCGCCGGCAGGCTCAGGGGCATGCTGCAGCGGTATGCGGATGGCACGCTTGACTTCGAGCCCGTCTGTCCGATCAGCCTGTTGAGCAGGCAGCTTGACGTCATGGATGAATACGCCAATCTGCTCCGCCATAGAGCCAAGATCGAACACGTCCACCTCGAAAAACAGGACTCCGCCACCGAATAAACAAAGAACCCGACCTTCGCCATCTGCAATCTCATCATCGATTTTTTCGACGGTGAAGTCCAAGAAATGAAGGCGGCGAAGGAATGAAACGCATCACACTCAAGGACACAAAATGAGCAATCGAAGTTATTTGGTGCCAAGGCCGCCAGCGTTCGACCATGAGCATCCCAGAACGAA